GGTTGAATTACATATTTCCCATTAAAAAATAATCTCATTCTATTACGTGCATAATTAATTTCTGCAGATGCTTGATTTAATTCGGCTTTACTTGTTTGATTATATCCTAATAGAGTAAAAATATTACCTATAATTTGTACAAATTTCTTTTGTTCAGATTTTGTTAATTGATTATTTATACTTACATTAATTGAATTATATCCTTCTAAAAATTCAGGTTCAATTTCTACATTGCCACCTGAAATTGTATTACCAATAGAAACAAAAACACTTGATAAAACTTCTCCTACACTTCCATCTTCTCCTGATAAACCAGTAGAATATTGAAATCTTATATCAGTACTTTCATCATCAAGAATCGCTCTTACTCTTTTAGAAACAACTGTTCCTGGACTAATTTTAAATGTAATATTGCTAGCATTCCTAGACCTTCTTTCAACTGCTAACTCTCCTTGTAAATCTCTTATTGTATTTTCTAATTCTGTTTTGGTAAATTTAAAAAATCCACCTTCTCTGTATACATTTGTAACATCAGTTAAAGCCTGATCAATATCTTGTTCAGTAATTGTTAATAAATTATAAGGATCTTCAAGTGTTAAATTAGCACTACCTCCTCCCCATTCTACAGATGTTTTAGTACTAATACTAGAAACAATAGTTAATTCCATTGTTCCTGGACCTTCTCCAACTTCATCAGAAAAAGAAGCATCCCAATCATTAGTTGTCCAACTAGTAAAATCAGTTGGCATAGAATAAGATAAAACTTTTCTAAGAGTTTCTATAGCTGATTTTGTACTAGCATCAAGTGAAAATAAACCAGTAGCTCCACCCAATGTATCTAAACTATCTATTAAATTAATAAATGAAGGTCCTAAAAATGTATTAAAACTACCACTATCAATTGCTAATTTTTCAATTTTAGTAAGTTTTTCATAAGCTGATATTAATTTGCATTTATTTTGAAATAATTTTTTTGATGCAGCAATTAGTATTCTTTCTTTTTTTTCTAAATAATCTAATCTAGAATTATTTACTAAAGAAGAAAACATCCTTTTTTTTACTACAACATAAATATCTGGTTGTTGAAATAATATAGATCTTTTTCTTGGTCTTAAATTTCGTATAAAACCATTTTCTATATAAGACCTTTCAGCAGATTTATCGCCTAAAACTTTAACAGTACCTTTTGTATTTTCGCCAATTCCAAATTGATCGTTTATAATATTACCAAGTGAAGATAAGAAATTCATACTTTACCATATATCAGGTTTAACCTAAATTAAATCGGACGATAACTTGTCAAAGCAGCATCAACAGTAGCTACTACTCTTTTTATTATAGGAGATGCTGAATAACTTGTCTTTGATGAAGGATCTCTCAAAGTTCCAAATGAATATGGTCTACCAAATAATGGATCTGTATATGATGGACCATGAACAGCACTTCTATGCCAAGGCATATAGTTTAATCGTAAACCACGCTTTTGTGTAACTGTAAAATTAATTGAATAATCAAATAATCCAATATTATCAGAACTTTCAGTAACTCCAAAACTTATAAAAAACCCTCTAAATACCCAACCAGACCAATACATCTCAGTTTGAAATGCTATTGATGCTAATGTAGGTTGTTGTATTGCCGGATCTGCACTTCCAGTATTTATAACAGAATCAACTGTATCAAACATATCATCAATACCTTCTGCTATAAAATTTCCAAAACCAAGATCAACATTTGCATAATTACTAGAATTATTTTTTCTAGCAGCTTCAGCAGCCATTGCTAAAGCATCCATGGAAACTTGTTCGTTTCTATAAATATCTTCAAGAACATTTATACCCTCAACACCAGAAGAACCTGTTGTACCACGAATAACAATTTGTCCTAAATCTTCTCCATAATATTGTATTGAATACCCACCACGTGTTCTTACTGGTGAGGTTATATGTTTCTTATATGAATATTCTATATTTTTAGGATTTATATACATTTCAACAATACCAGTCTCTGGAAGAAACCAACGAACCATATTTCTTTTTGCAATAGCATCACGTTCATTTGCAATTTGAGCTTGGCGTACAGCACTTCCTGTTGGAGGTGGTATTACAGCTAAATCACTAAAGCCCTGAGCGTTTCCACCACTTCCTCTAACAATACCCCTAGCATTATTGTATGACCCATCAATTCTATTATTAATTTGTTCTAAAAAGTCACTCATTTAACACCTCGATTAAACCTTATGTATAGAATACTGACCATTAACGTTCCTATATGTGTAAAATATTAACCATTAGCGTTTCCATTATAAGGTCCTGAACTTGTATTTAAATTCATATTAGTTACAACAGTTTTTACAACTTCCTCCAATCCATTAAGATCTTCAATCTTAAATGAAACAGTAAGATCTAATGGATCAAATTTAAAAGTTATAGGTTCTGTAGTTAAACCATTTCTTTCTTCAGATTCTTTTTTAGTACCTTTAGCTATTTCTTCAACTATAGATTCTCTATAAGGTATAGGAGGTAATGCTGTTGATTTAATTTCTTGTTCATGTTTGTTTTTATTAATAATAGAAGTTATATGTTGTTGTAATGTTTTTTCATTTTCTTTTGAATTAATTGTTTTATCAACTTTATATTCTGTCTTAGATGGTATTATTGTTTGTACCGGTTCTTTTATTTTATCTTCTTTATTAATTGAGTCTAATTTTTCAAATTGATCTGCTACTTTAGCAGCTCTATCATTGTAAACTTTCATCTCATTTATTACATCTGGTGTTGCACTATTTATTTTATCAATCTTTTCAGTTGATGTGGCTTTTGGAAGTCCAGGTGTAATAATAGGAGAACTTCTTTCAGCAATAAAATTAGAAGTTGTTGGTGTTATTTCTCTAGTTGTTAATGATGGTATATTTGCAGATGGAGGTATTCCAACTCCTGATACAACAGGTGGTGGTGTAATGGAATGTGCTATATTAAATGGTGAAGGTGTAACTAATGGTGGTATCTTAGTAGTTAAAGATATTTTTTCAGGTTTTAGTGGTATTGGTAAAATATCTCCACTTGGTTCTGGTGGTGGTGGTCCTGGAACTACCGGAATTGTAGATGGTAATTTCTCACTAATTGGAATTCCAGGTGTTCTGGGGTTTGATAGGTTTGAAACTACTTCTGGAACTACTTCTGGAACTATTTTAACAGTTTCAGTTGTTAAAGTTGGTTCTTCTTTTTTTTCTTCTGATTTACTAGTATATTTTTCATATAATTTATTAAACCATCCAATTTTTTCATCAATTGATTCATTAATTGTTAGATGTTTTTTATCAGTTCTTGATGCTGTAGTATCTACAAATAAACCACCTCTAGAAGATTCTCTAGAAGCTGCATCAGCTGCCATCATTTCAATACCCAAAGCTGAACGTAATGCACTGTCTGATTGTTTTAAAGCTGTTTGATACATTGAATCTTGTGTTAAACGTATTAATTCAGCTTCTTGATAAACTTGCATTATAGAATTGCGAAGTGGATCTTGTTTTTGAGTACCAAGATCTATAGCTTGTACAAGAGCTTCTGTTGTTTCATCTTTTTCACCTCTTTCAAGTTTTCCAATTACTCCTTCTTTCATTGCATTCAAAACTTGAGATGCTTGTCTTTCATCATTAATACCAGTTATTTGTGATATCATTTCCATTTGCTTTAAATATTCACTAGATAAACCCGGATTTTCCACCGCCTCTTTTAATGTAACAATTTGTCCACCAAATTGATTTTCAATACCCCTAAGCGTTTTAGCCATAACCTCTTCAAGATTACCAGTTTGAAGAGCGTATTCCATCTTCAAACCACCAGCTAAACTACTTTGACCACCAGTAGCTCCAGATATAAAAGCACCACGTGCAAGATCAAATTTTTGTACACCAGTTGTAAGACCAGTAATTACTTTTTGTATTGCATCAGGTGATAATTTACTATCTTCAAATGCCTGATCAAATGCTTTTACAACTTTAGTAGCAGCATCAGTATTATCACCAAGAATATTAAAAGATTTAGCAATATCTAATACTGTTGTAACAAATGCTCCACGTAATTTAGAAGAATCTGCTGCAAGTTTATATATATTAGATAATGATTCAAATGCCGCTTGACCACTTACACCCATATTGGTATATAATTCATTATATTTTAAAGCAACTTCTTCTTGAGTTTTGCCAAAAGCGGCTGCTACTTTTGAAGTAGCAACCATTTGATTCATTTGTACATTTCCTACAGTTATATTCTCACTCAACGCACCTGGAATAGCTTTTAAACTATCCTGAAGTTCGTTCATAGAAGATATAGTCTGCCCAGTAGCTTGAGCAGATTTATAAGATAACATTACATAATCATTATATTGAATATTAAGATCTTTAAAACCATGACCAGTAGCATCAATAGTATCACTAAAACGACCTTGAGAAGCTGCTGCTTCTAAAACTTTACTTTTTATAAGATATGCAGCATCAGCTCCTTTAATCATTTCAGCAACACCCTTAGGGAATATTGTAGAAAAAGGTTCAAATGCTGTGCTTATTTTTGAACCTGCTTCAAACCCAGCTTGTCCAATATTACCTACTCCAGTAATCACTCTTGGTATAATTCCCATAAGGGGTTCTAACCCCATAGCCATTGTAACTCCAGTTGTAACCGACCCATGAGATGTAATATTCATTTGTGAAGTAAGTTTTTTATATTCTTCTGTTATTGTTTCAGCAGCTTGTTTTCCAAATTGTTTTAATACTCCAAATCTATCAAAAGCTTCTTCACAATTTTCAGTAACTGTTTTTAAACCATTAGCCATAGCAGTAAACTGACTACCAGATTCATAACCTAAAAGTTTTATTACATCTGAGGTTTTAGTAGTTGTTTGACCTAAATTTTTAAGACCTTCAACAAATCTATTTACCGAATCAAAAGCATCGCCACTTAATGTTTTAGCGAAATCTATTAATTTTTCAAGAGAAATTACGTCATCAGCCATTAATCAACCACCTTATGTTTTTTTCGTTTTTTACGTTTTGTTTGTTTTTCAGTTTTAACAATTTCTTTATGAATATCTTTTGCGGTTTCTTCTGAATCAGTTGCCTCAAAATCAGGTTTATCAGATTTAATAATCTTTTGTGCCATTTCAGGATTAGAAAAAGAACCAATAAATATTGCTTGATTTCTCAATTTTTCATCTTCTAATTCCATATCATGAATCCAACTCTCATATAACCATACTCTTAAATATGGGTTAATATTCTCATAAAAAGAATCATCTGGTAATTTTCCGAAAGTTTTAACTAAAAATCTTATAAATTGATGTTCTGGAGTTCTAACTACTTTTATTGATTGCCTGTATTACCTCCTTAACTTGTTCTTGAGTTTTTGGTATATAACCATCATAAACCTCTGTACTTAATTCATCAAACTTATTAAATAAATGATCTATTAATGCACCATCCATTTCAGATATTAAACTTTTTTTAGCTTCAATTTGTTCTTCATAAGATAAATCAAATGTACCTAATACAAGATCCGCTAGCTGTCCATCAATCATAAATAATGAATAAGATAATGCTACAAGTTTCATATTATATAAACTTGTTGGTTTGAATGTAGTTCTACCATCTGATAATACAATTCTTTCTGCTTGTTCAACTGCTTGTGCATAGCAGTTTTGTTCAAATGACTTTAAAGATCTTAAAGTAAAAACAGTTGTAGTAGAATCATCAGTAATAGGTACTTCTTTTGTTTTTCTACCAATTCCAGTTATAAAATCAACCCTACGCATTGCCTCTTTACTAGATTTTTGTTCTTGTTGTTCAGATTTCTCCATAGCTATTTGTCGTCTATGTGCAACTTCTGCTGGATTTATCATTTGTCTAGTAGGTTGTTGTGTAAAATCATTTGGTATATTTGCATAATTTTCTGTATCATCTTGTCCATCTGGAATACTCCAATTACGATTAGATTGTTGTTGACCAGATCCACTACGTTGTTTATTACTTCCAATAGAACTATGTATATTTACCATATTTTATTATATCCTTATTTATAAATCTAAAAAATTTAGATCTTCTCTATCTTAATATATCAAGAAAATTAAACAAGAAAACCCACAAATTTATAATGTGGGTTTTATTATTTTAATTAAAATTTTAATTATTATGCTGACTCAACCGCATTAATTAGACCAGCTGCATCTAGAGCACCTCGTCTCTTACCAGTATCAGCTTGTTGTTCAAAGGGATCTGTAAATATAGAACGAAGTTTACGAGCCGAAGTAGCTGATCCTGCATATGCAGAATTTCCATCAGTAAGATAAGAAAATATTTGTTCAGCTTCCCAACCCATATCTTCAACAATAACAAAATCACCAGAGTTATATGTTACATCAATTTTATTAATCCACACATTTTTAATCTCAGTTGTAATCATATGACCTGTAATACCACTAAGACTGGCATTGTTAGAATCTTCTTCTGCTGCAAATATATCAAATACTAAAATATCAAATGGAACACGTTGTGCACATACATGAACAAATCCACGAGAAAAAGCTGCTGCAATTCTTAGATTATCAAATCTTGTTCTAGTACAACTGCCTGAAATACTTGTTGAAGACTTTGGAACTGAATCTACATGACCATCTGTTCCTACCTCATCAATCATTGCAATTTGACGACTTTCAGAGATTGATAATTTAGTAACGGCACCAACAGGATTACCATCTACACTGATTATAATATTTGTACTAACACCTGTTCTAGTAGCATTACGACCAGTTGAACTTGTTAATTGAGATTCTGTGTGTGGACTGTAATTTACCATTTATTACCCTCTATATTTTATATTGCCTTATGCCTAATTTGTACTATAGTATTACTTGATTTTTTTTTGTAAATAAAGAATTTTTATTAAGGTCAAATTTATTATAACTTAACCTTAAATCATCTCAACTTCAAATTAATCTAAACGCCCAACATTAATTGCAATGAAAATCCAATTAGTAGGATATGTAGGTTGTACCGCTACTGATACATTCCACTGTCTTGGCTCAACTGAATCTTTATTTACTACCAAACCATCATATGCAGTAATTAATCTTTGTTGTATAAATGACTTCATTAATCCTTGAGCTATTGAAAATAATGTAGCTTTCATTGTTATACTTTCGGCTCTTCCAATATAAGGTAAAAATGCTCTGCGCATAGTTTTGGAAATATTATCTCTAATAAATACAATACTAATTTCTTCTTCTGTAGCTTCAAGACTAATTGTAGTTGTCTTTCCCCATACAACCTTTCCTCCACCAGCTACTGGTGTTAACAATGTAATACCAGATTTAGAAATATTTTCTTGAACTAATGGAGCATACATCTTATCTCTTAAAATAGAAAATCCAGATAAAGTCTTATTAGTTAATGGTTCTTGAATTGCAGTATTACCAGAAAAATATCCTGCTGCAGCTGCTGCAATAAAGAAACCATCCATAAGCTCATTATTAGAACCAGCTTGTATAACGATCTGATCTGGATAAAAATATACAACTCTGTAACTATCTCCAAAAGCATTTTGTACATCATAATTTGTTAAATCTTCAGTAATTCCATCTAGAATTTCAGAAACATCATCTCCTTGAATTCCTTCTAGAATACCAATATCTTCAACAGCAGCATCTTGTGTACCTAGTACATTTGCAGGAGTTAATCCACTTATTGCTCCGGTTAACAATACACGTTCTTTTCTATTTCTGATATTACTCATGGTTTCGACATGAACTTTACCATTTTGTAAAATAACACTAATTGTTTGACTTGGAAGTGGTACTACTATGTCTACTTCAATCTTTTCTGCTGAATCATAAGCTTCTACCCAACCAGCATCAAAGAAATCTGCATCATTTGTATCTACTATAGTTACTCTTAAACTATCACCAGCGCTTAATACAATATCATCAGTTATTAATATTCTACAACTTTCTGTTAAAGGATTTAATACAAAGAAATCTACACCAGTTTCAGTTATACCAAACATTGGTGATAAACTTTCTAATTGTAATATACCATTTATAACTGATACTATATTACATTGACCATCATTTCCACTTGTTGAATTTTCAATTTGCAAATTCTTACCAGAATCCTCACTTCCAAATTGAACATTTGCACTATATAATGTTGCAGTTGTTGTACTAGTAACAACTAAATAACCATCATATCCAGTTTTTTCAACAGCATCATCTACAATCACAGTATAAGAATAATCATAAGCAGCACTAGTAATAAAAGATTCTGGATCATCCCTAAAATCTTGATTATAAAAATCAACTTTATTTGGAATAATTTGAGTTTCTACTCCGGATGAAATACTTGTTATAAAGAAGTTAATATTAGAATCAACATCTGGTACAATATTTAATGGAAGTTCAAATATAAATTCTTCAGGATCTGTATTTCCAACAGCTGATTCTACTAATGTATAAGATATACGTCTTGGAATAGATGGTTTTGCTTGTATAGCAAAAACACCTGGACAACCATTTGCAAATGCTAATTGAGAGCCTAGAGATAATCTATTTTCAGCAGTTGGTTGCCCATGTTTTGCTACTAAAACATTTAGATCTGTAAAGAATTCCGGATCGTTTAAATCTAATACTGAAATATATTTTGCAATTAAGTTATCACCTCTAACCAACGGACCACCAGTAGTTTGAATTATAAAACTATCACCTTCTTGGAATGTTGATACACCTTCTAAAATAGAAAATCGTAAAATAGTATTACTAATAATAGAACCATTAGATTGCCAGAAAATTTGATTTCCATATCCATCTAATATAATTCCACTTTCAGAACCACGTGCAATAAATTTAGCATATCCATCCATTGGATTTCCACCACCATCTCTTCTAACACTTGTACAGCGTATAGTCCAAGTTTCAGGTGGAGAATTAATATCTACTAATGTCAGATTAGAAATAGTACCATTCCCAATATTATTAGTAGAAGATTTATAATATTGATCACCTGTTTGTCTTACAAGTGAAGCTGGTTGCAATTCGATTTGCCCAGTTTCAGGATCTAATCTAGCATCAAATCTAGAATCAAATGATAATAAATCAACCACATCTTCTGACAGGTTAAGTTCAATTCCATTTTTGAACAATCTAGATCTATTTATTACAACAGGAGCTACTACATCTTGTCCTATACCTAATAAAAAGTGACGTCCATCAGAGCCTGTTGAAGATGTGTAAGTTGGATTGAAACCATCGTTTCCGTTACCGTTAGCGGAACCAACTAAGGTTTCTTCTTTCAAACCTTCACCTATAATTAAAGCAAGGCGAGAACCAGTTGGTACACTAACGCCACGCTGAAGCGTTTTTGTTTCTGAATACACGCCTGGAACTACACTTGTTGCACCTGGAATATTGGCCATTTATAATCCTCTCAAAGCTATTATTGCCTTATTATATGTTAAACTATTACTATTAGCTTTGCATAAACTAATACGTAGATATGCATTACAAAATTTCAATTTGATCCAAAAGAGATAATTTTTGATTAATTTCTAAATCAGGAACTATTATATTCTGAAATTCAGTAGTATTGAATGCTCTAAAATCTATACAAAAATTTATTGTTTCAATTATTCCATCTATTGGTATTAATCTTCTCCACTCACTACGAAAATCAACATTAATAGAAGCTTTATAAAGTTTATCTTGTTGACGATCTTCACCTTCGGAAACTCCGCCAAGACTTGGTTGACCAGATTTTATTAATAAACCAGCCTTTCTAAAACTTTCAAATCTTATATCAGCAAACATTAACATCAAAATATCTACAAGATTATCTCTAGAATAAATATCTCTTGTTAATATATCTATTGTTAAAGTTCCTTCCCAAGCTCCTGATAAATCAATATATTTAGGAGTAAAATATGATCTAAAATTTCCATATCCATCATCTATATAATATTTTTCATATTCAATTATATCTTTATTTCTATTCATTGAAATTGGAACATATTTAGCAGATGATACTTTTACCAAAATAGCAGGATAGAATATTGCATCAAAATGACATGCTTCTCCAATATAAATTCTAGTTGTTAGATTATCATTATATCCAGCATCTTGTGGTAAATCTGTAATATCAACTACTTTTGGAAATCCAAATTCATCAGATACATATCTATAATATGTATCTTGAGCAAACTCTTCCCTAAGGATTCCTATAACTAATTCTTTAGGATAAGATGTAAGCGCGTTCTGTACAACATTATGTATATTGTACAGTTCATGCCTTACAAGATTTCCAGTTCCTGGAGTTGTCATAAAATAATACTAAAATATTGCTTATATATTATTGTTTAATATTTTATGGATAATCAAAAGTACCAAAGTTTTCTGAAGATACAATCCAATTTTCTGGATATGTACCAGATATAATATTATTTCTATCAGAAACATCAAACCAATTTGTAGAAATAAATCCATGACCATCACCTAATACATATATAGGTCTTGTTAAACCAGTTATATTAATTGATTTTAATGTATTTCCAATTATTAAATTATTATTTGTTTTAACTGATGCATAAATACCATGTAAAATATTATTGCATTTATTTCCAGTAATAGATAAACTTCCAATAATATACATTGCATAAAGATATTGTAATGAAGTATTTGAATTACCATTTATAATATTATTTGCACAAATAATTTGATTATTATATGTTGGATTATTTCCAATAACAACTAATGCATATCTCTTTGTGGTTGAAGTTGTAACTATTTGATTAAATAATATGCTATCATGTACAACAAATGTATTTTCCGAAATAATACAATTATATTCAACAGAATTTATTTTCATAAATTCAACTGTATTTCCTCTGATAATATATTCTGCTCCATAAATTTCTTCATAATAATCAATTGAGTCGGCATATTTTCCATAACTATTTATAGTAGCAAATATACCACTTATAATTACTTTGGATTGATTATCTAATATGTGTATTTGATTATTTAATGAATTATTTAGTATATTAAATCCAATTAAACCTAATTGATTATTACGAATAACACAATTTTCAATATTACAATATGTAGGATTAATCCAACCATTACCAGAAGTAGTAGCATGTCCTGATATTAATAATCCTTGATAACCATCTATCTTTGTATCTTCAATTATAATATTAGACATTGTAGGATAATTCAAAGATCCTGCACCATTAATATTTATAAAAGCATATGCTAAACTCTTTTTTGCATAATCTGATGAATCTTGTAAAATATTTCCACTAAAAGTTATATTTTTAAAAGTATTCGTAGTTCCAAAACATGAAACAAATGGTGGTCTTGGAGTGCTTTGTAAACTATAAAAATGTGAGTTTTCAATTATAAAATTTTCTATATTTGTAGCAGGAGTAATAATACTTTTTGCAACAAATGCTCCATAATTATAATTCAAACCAAAAATATTTATTGAACTAAGAGTTGTACTTGGTGTATAAAATACTTTTGCATCTTTAATCTTGCAATTTCCTTTAGTAAAAACCAAACCAATGTTACTATTTAATTCATAAGTTCCACCAATTAATTCTACATAATTATCAAAAGATAAATATATTTCTGTATCATTAACTTTAACATATTTTACTTTAACTTGAGTAAGTCCATATTCATTAACCCAGTTACATAAAGAATCAACTGTTATAAAGTTTGCATTATATCCATCTGTTTCATCACAATTACACCATGTAAAAGATCCTAAATCTTGATTTGTTATAAATCTACGAGCATCAGTAACTGATTCTAATATAAAAGTACTAGTTAAATCAGCTATAACTTTAGCTATGATTGTTAAATCTTTTCTAGTATCAATAATATCTTTAAAACTTAAAGTTTCAATAAAATATTGAGTGCCAGAAGTTGTAAAGAATTGAACACCTACATCTTTAACTATTGCTTTTAATTGACCTGTTTTAGTAATACAAATAAAATATTCTACAGTATCACTAATACTAGATTTAATTTCTGGTAATTTTACACTGTAAGAATCCATTGGTACAAATGAACCATTTACTAATGCTAAACCACCTGAGAATGTTAAAAGAGATCTCCCAGTAGATCCTGTACCAACACCCTTATATTCGAATCCACGTACAATACCATTAGCATGTAAATAACGTTCACCAGATTGTATAAATTCAATAGCAGAATCTGATAGGTTCGTTTCTGATACCGTTCCAAATTCTCTTAAATCAGTAATAGACATAACATGATTACTACTATGACTTACACCTGCAATTAAGAAATATTCATCATTTTTTGAAGCTGTTGGAAAAATTTCAATATCTATAATTCTTGGTTCTGTAGTACATACAATAGTTCCAGGATTAATGGTATCTTCACGATATTCAATATCAATATAATTTATATATGTATTATCATAGAATCTTAATACATTGTCTTTTGTACCTTTAGTAATAGGTCCAATATTTATTAAATTAGAAGTGCCATTTGGTTCACCTATATAACCATCAAACTCACCTGTAGATGAATTATAATTTCTAAGACATAATCTAACAAAATATCTATATATAGAAGGATCTGTTTGATATCCTATTATTTTTTTAGATACATTACGTATTCTCCAATTATCTTTTAATGTATCAAATAATATAACGGTTTGAGTGCTTTTTAAAATTCTTGCACGTTCTATTCCAAATGTATGACCTTCATTATTAATAAATATTTCATGATATCTATGATAATCACCAGGAACATTTACAAGTTGTGTAGTATTAAAACCAACAGAATCGTCTGAGAAATAAATTCTTACAATATCTCCTATTGAAGATGTTGCTCCTAAAGCTATATCTATATCATCAGAATGAACACCATTTATAACACTTATAGTTGTAGTTTGTACAATATCACAAGGAGCATTATAAGATACTTTACCAATAATAAATCTTCCATATCCAATAATACTTGGGTCATTTTGATTTATTGATTGTATAACAATTGTTTTACCAGGTTTTAAACCTTCAGATCTTAAATCTGCATTAATTTCATATTGGACAACTTGAGATCCATCAACAATATTTACATCATTAACTACTGCTAATAAATATCCATCACCTTGTACAAAGTTTTTAGAACCAACTAAATCCCTTCTTGTTCCATTAATAACAGCATAACGATATTTTACTGGTTTAATTATAAACGTTGATAAATTAGAAGCTGATTGTGGTCCTGAATACGAAGTTGTATTTATAGGAGATGCAAAACCAGCTCTTGATAAACCCAATCCTAATGGATCATTGCCATCATACGCATCCCCAATAACATTTTGTGTATAAATAGATGGAATTATTGTATCACCACTAACAACACCATTTATAATAGAAAAAGAAGATTCATTATAAAAATCTGCTAACATTATACCAAATTCACCCTTTTGATTAAAAGCAATAAATCTGTAATTATAACCAGCGGCTCTAAATGCTTTGTTTGTTTCTTCAACAACTCTATCTATTGTATATTTTCCACAACTAGCTCCTGCATCTCCTGTAACATCTATAGGTGGCAAATTTGAAAATGATGTTAATGTAGTATCTAAATATAATCTTAAATAAAGATTATAATGAGTAGAATCTAATTGGCCAGGATCAAACCCTAATCCAACAGCAACAGCTCCTCTTGGATTACCTAAAATAATTCCATCAGGATATGGTGAAATTCCTGGAAGAACAGGAAATATATTTTGATATGCCCCAGCAGCTACAAATACACCCCATGTATTTGTATCAAATTTAGACTTATCAATTCTTGCACGTGCATATCCATCTATAACATTTACCAAATTATATGCATTAATTCTTACTACCCATTTTCTTTCAGGTACAAATTCATGAGAAACTGATTTAATTGGAAAATCTTCAGATACATACGAATATCCATCCTGCCAAATATATCCATCTTCTCCTTCATCCCAAATATAACCATCATATCCAGACCAAACTGGATATGTTATACGTACAATATCACCAACTAAAACACGTCCAAATTTTTCATCAAAAGAATAACTATCAATATCTTCTTGAGATGGTATAAATTCAACAATATCATCACCATTAGCTATTGTGTCATTTGGATCTGTTTGATCTGGCATTGCTAAATAAACATATACTGATGTTAATGGAACAACATTCATTCCATATCCATCACCAGATAAATTATCATTTCTAGCAGTACGACAAATTCCATTTGAATGTAATGTAGCTCTATCAAGACCAGCTGATAATGTTTCTCTTTGATCTAAATAATTAAATACAGATTGTACATTTGTTTTATCTACTGGAATTTCTAAAAATTCTGAAGAATCAACTTCAATAGCGCTAGCTACATGAGCATTTGTTATTTCATTTTCATGACCAATTAATTCGTTATTAATTTCTACTAATGCAGATGCTACATTAACCGATGGTCTTGGAGTTCCATCTTTTTCATATAAAGTATATAAACCACCATCTAACATAATAGCACTAGCATTATGATTAGATGAAGTTCCTGCTATATGTCCTATAATATTTAGATTAAGATTTAATAAACTTAATTGAATAGAAGAAATAGAACTTACTAAAGTTTCTATTCTATTATTTAAACTTGAAGTTCCAAAATCAAGTTTAAGTTTTGATTCTATTATATTTGCATTTGTTGCAATTTGATTATTATCAATTGGAAATGTCGGTAATCCTAAACCAGTTAAATTAGGAGTTCCATCAGCATTGATAAAAACAGAAATACGATCATTTAAATTTGTTTTTGAACCTTGCACATTTATACCAATTGTTTTTTCAATAGAAAAAACAGCTTGTCTTAATTGGTTTATTGCAGTAGTTCCAAGTTCAGATAAATTATCATCAATCCTAACTACACTTACATCATTATCAATTGCTGAAGGATAAGTTGTCATTTACGTTCCTTTTTAATTACTCTTTTTCTTCTACATTTTCTGTAATATCATTTTTTAATATGTTTACATTATTAATTTTTTCTTTAATTGAATTTGGTAAATATTGATCGATAGATTTTTTAGCAAATCCATAAATTTTACTACTAGCTAAACCAGCAATAATACCTACAAATGTACGCGCCGAATCACTAGATACAAATTCTTCTGGAAATGGATAATCTTTAAGAAGATATGCTAACAAACCACCAACTAAAAGTGGAAGACCTCTTAATATCCATTCTCTCCAAAAAAATATTATATGATTTTCTAATTTATCAGGAATTATAAAAGATATTTTCTTTATTATTGTTTCTACTATTCTTCTTAAAATCAAAACCATAATAGCAATTACAAGTGAGAAAATAAAAACAGATGTTGTAAAAATATTTAAAAATGTTTGTTCCATAAATCACCTACTATATTAAAAATCATAATTACCATAATTCTCTGATGTTAAAATCCAATCACTAGCTCCTGACCCATCTAAAATTATTGTTTCATC